CTGGTTTAAATCATGTAGCTATTTTCTTAGATGGAGATGTTTTACATCATTTAACCGATAGACTATCTTGTAGAGAGGCTTATTCTCAATGGCTACTGAAATGCACAGGAGGGAGGTATCGTTATGTTGCGTAAAGTAAAACTATACGGAGAACTTGCTAAATTTGTAGGCCATAAGGAGTTTGAAGTAAAAGTAGACAGTATCGGTAGAGCAGTCAGTTTTTTAATAAATAATTTTCCTGGAATCGAAAAGTATATGTCTCCAAAGTATTACCAAGTAAAAGTAGGCAACTACGAAGTAGGAGAAGATGAATTACATTATCCGATTGGACAAAAAGAAGATATACATT